TTGATAGGTGGCAAGTAGACATTGTAAATGTCTTCTTGCTCCCTAGGCTTCTTCATATCAATCCGTTCGTCCCACCCAGGGAAGGCGAGCGGATCGATATCAGTTCTCCACAAAAAGGCGTCTAGGCTGCCCTCGTCAACGAGGACATGCCCAGGCACCTTTAAGTCATCTCTTAACGCTTCCAAAACTGGCTTCTCATCGGCGTCCATGAGAACCCAATTTCGGATCGTAATTCTTAAAATCAGCTTGTCAGGAAACTTGTTAGACGCTAGTCTACAAAGTTTCTTGTCATCTGTCACAATAACGGCGACCTCCCGTTCATCACGTCCAATCTGTTGGATGATGTACGGGTCGTCTTCTAATAATTGTAGCGGGGGGAGTTCATAGTATTCTTCGTCAAGAATACTTTGTCTCCACTCACAAAACCATCTGTAGAGTTCCTCCTCGGCACGCGTTTTAGGCGTGCTGGGGGGGATTCTCTTACCAAATCTCTTGAGGTATTCGAACTCCGGAATGTCAACATTCCGGGGGTCTGAGTTTCTAAACTCATCAATATCCTCTGTAAAGTAGTAATCTACATCAACGAGTGGCTTTACGGCCCACCGTTTTTTGTAGAATTCTTCCTTAAAATCCGTGCATACTCTTTTGACTTCGTCAAAGGAGTACGACGGCATTTCTGTACATCTTGAGAAAACCATCTCCATCAGATCTGTTTGTTCAACAGTCTGTTGGAGGGTTTCCACTCTTTTCATGTACAAGTATAACGCCTCTACCTCTGACGAGGTAGTTAGGTGTTTACTTGCAACAAGTCTATCTAACACGCCCGGGGGGACCTTGTGAGCAAGGTCCCTCGGGACGATTATGAATTCTCTAATGGGGTCGTTCTCAGGTATTGAAAATACCTCAGTGACGGCCTCACTATCAAAATGTCGTTCCATAGTCTTGACTGACCTTAGGTTAGTCAAGTTCTTTGGAACTTCTCCTAGTAACTCCCTAAGGGCCTGAACGGTAACGTTCGTGACCTTGGGGATCTGACTCCATATGGCATTGGCCCAGCTTTCTGTGTTCCAGAAAGCTGGCATTTTACCTACACTGAATATTTGCCTTGGTAGATATACGGGCCGACGCTCGTATCTCAGACCAAGACATACATCTTGCATTACAGAGGCTACTTGGAACAGGTGCCCTTCGACACCTTGTTCCGAGTATTCCGTATCTTTACCCAGAAGAGTGTACTTTCCGTCTTTGACGGAGGAGTAATCCCTTCTATCTTTCTTTGTGTCCAATACCAGTCTCATCTTGGGATGATCCAGGTATGGCAACAATCTGTTATCCTTGAGCTTTGACGCCGTACGAACGGTGTTAAAGCGGTCAAGTGGTATATGAAAAACTTCTTCACAATAAGTCCCCCAGGAACTTGTTATGAAGAAGTCATCTTCGGAGAGTTCATATCCCAACATCGCTGCCGCGTTGTTGAAATATTGGACCCACCTAATCATTTTAGATGGCTCGTCGGCACCGAGGATGATAGCAGTATCATCCCCGTTTCCGTCGTGCACAACCTTGACGCTCGGCTCTTTCTTTGAGGCGTATGCCTCACAGATAGGGTGAGCTAAAGACAAATTGGACTTAGTCAACGGGTCCCCCATGGGGACCCCGTTGACTTGGACCGAATGAAACTTTCCATTAATGTATATGTCCTTTGGACCAGGCCATATACATTTTATGGGATCTAATATGGAGGCAGGTAGTCTCATCTTTTCGAGGAGTCTACCCATCACCATATGTGCTGATTTAAAGGATGGTATGTCTGTGGCT